ACGCATTACGCTATGGAGCTGGCGTTGCGGTCCATTTGTATAAACTCAGACCAAAAGGAACTGACAACGGCAAAGGACTCGTTGCGTCGGGGCCTGTTTCGTTTGGCAAAATCTATAGCTGCCTTAACGAGCAACTCAGACGAGGAGGCGTCTACAAGAATGGAGCAGTTGTGCTCCACCTGGACATTTCCCACCCCGACATCATCGAATTCGTGCAGACACCTCGCCACGAATTACCGTGGGCTAAGCGATGTGTAAATCTCACAACAGAGATGTGGGATGCTGCATCAGCTGACACTAAGGCTTACATCCTTGAAGGTATTGCTCGTGGTGATATCTGGCTTGCCAAGATCAGATGGGATCAATATGGCCAACGTATTTATGCAAACGTTTGCCTAGAAGTGTTCCTACGCTCCCGTGGGACGTGCCTCTTAGAACATATAAACTTGGGCGCTTGCACACCCGAAGAGCTCCCAGGCGCTTTCGTAGCAGGCATGGAGGAGCTTATTGAATTGCATGGGAAGACTGGTGTTGAATCAACTGGTGAATACTTGACTCAAGAAGAAGATCGTCAAGTAGGTTTAGGAATGTTGGGACTTGCCAATCTACTTTCTATAGAAGGTGTTACCTATTCAGAATTTGGTGAAGCACTAGATGCTCACCTGTATCCCATGGGTGACTACATTGTGACTCCAAAAGCAACTAAAATCGTTAAAGCACTTGCGCAAGGTATTGCTAGTTCAGCAGCCATAGCCCGTACAGCCAATATGGATCGTGCGTTTGCTATTGCTCCAACTGCATCTTGTTCCTACCGCTACAAAGACCGAGCAGGCTATACAACTGCCCCCGAATTGGCACCTCCTATCGGGCGCTTAGTTGATAGGGACAGCTCTACGTTTGGTGTCGAAAGCTTTGACTATGGCAACGTTGAAACATCTGAATCTGTTGGTTGGGATGATTACAAGAAAGCTGTAGATGGAGTAATGGAGATGCTAACAAGGACAGGACTCTGTCATGGCTACAGCTTTAATAGCTGGAGCGATGTAGTTACCTACGACGAAGAGTTCATTCAACGTTGGTTGAGTTCCCCGCAAACCAGCCTGTATTACTCACTTCAAGTAATGCAGAACACGCAAGACAAAACTGATGCACTCACTGCATTAGATGGCAACTTCGGAACTATGTTCGGCTTTGATGACGACACTGATGAAGTTCTTGACATTTTTAACGATCCAGCATCCTGTGTTGGTTGCGCAGAGTAAACCTATCAATAGAACAATGAAAGCAGAAACCCCTTACATTCACTTGCACCAGCGCAAGCGTACCTGGACTCCAGTCCAAGTAACAGCTGGCACACTGCTTGATGGTGGCGAAGAAGTCATTCAACGAGCACTCGCACTCCGTTGCCTTGAAATTCCTGTAGGTGACTTCATTAGCGATGCTATGAAGGGTGATCTACCTGATGTAAAAGGCTGTAAGGAATTGCTTGAAAGTAATGTTGTAGATGAAGAAAACCATGATATCGCACTCAATTTCGCGGCTACTGCGCATGGAGTCCCCTCTGCTTTTGAGGAAGAGGCTCAGCGTATTTGCAAAGCTTGGCTTGAGCTTGATAGGCACCCTGTCCTCAAAGCTGTGGTCCTTGAAAGATCCGTCTTTTTCGTGCTCTTGCCAATCTTCCGGTTTCTCGGAGATACGGGGCTACGTACCACGTCAGCTGATATCTCAAGAGATGAACAGACTCACGTTGCGGCAAACACACTCGTTTGTGAAGAGCTTGGACTACAGTCCGACAAAGAACTGAATAAGCTACGTAGAGCCACTGTGGGCTGGGTACTTCAGTCACTAAAAGGAGACTCACCTCAGCGCCACCTTTCATCTAATTTCTGGATGAAAAATTCAGATGGTTTGTATACCAGAGGCAGAGCCGAAGGTTTAGCAAGCACTCGTGCTAGCCGCATGCCTGCGTTTTTCGAGACCAGTTGTGTAAACCTACCTCAATACGCTTGAAACCTTTTCACTGGTCCTTCATTAGTCTGATAAGCCTCTTTATATTTATTGAGGTTTATCATATTAACTATCACAGCCATTGTCCTACACAACTTGAATATGCCGACTAAAATACAAGTCATCGAAGAGGGCATCTGTCCTGACACCTTTGACGATAAACAATTACCTAATGACGTTCACATCGTTACATTTACTAAAGATGGTAAACGTCAATTCGACGCCGTTCGTGCTTACTCAAAAGCTGATATTTTTGATGAGTACTACGACAAGCTAGGAAAAAATAACCCTATCCATTCTATTGAGAGTGGTTATGGATGCATTAGACCAAAACTATATGGCAAAATCAAAGAAGAAGAATGACCTGAAATTTGAGTTACTTGCTATTGTTGCTGAATACACAGATAAATTAACTGTTAAACAATTAAAAGAACTTATTGCTAAACATGCATAACGCTAAATTAATCTGGATAACACCAGATGCTGAAAAACTTATCGGTAAAATTGCGCGTGTATCTAATCCCAACAACGAAGATAATCCCAATGTTGAAGGTCTACTCAAGTATCTCATCAAACACAAGCACTGGTCTCCATTTGAAATGGCGTCAATGTGCGTTGAGATACACACGACTCGTGCAATTGGTCCACAAATTCTTAGGCATAGATCGTTCTCCTTTCAAGAATTTTCTCAAAGGTACGCTATCCCGACAGATACGTTCGCTACAGTATTACCTGATCTCAGACGTCAGGACGAAAAGAACAGACAAAATTCAATAGATGATTTGCCTGTAGAGACTAGAGAGTATTACAAGCAACGTATTGATGATCACTTCCGTGAAGCAGTCAACTTGTATGAGTCACTGCTTCACTCAGGTGTGGCAAAGGAATGTTCTAGAGCCGTGCTCCCTTTGAATACTGTCACTCGTTTATATATGAGTGGCACAATTCGCAGTTGGCTCCATTACATTGATCTCCGTGGAGATAATGGTACTCAGCGAGAACACATGCAAATCGCTAGATCTGTTGGCGAAATTTTAGACACTGAGTTGCCTACAATATCTCGCGCAATGTGGGGATAGTTCTTATATTAGAGGCTGACTATGAAACTAAATAATGAATTTCATTGCAGCAACTATTGAACTTAAATCCCTTAGCCCAGATCAAATTACTGCTTACGGGCTCAACTATCGCGGTGCTGACGCTGCTGTGCCCGCTGGTAATAGTAATGGAGAGGTGCGGTTCCGACTCCTCTGCTACGACCGAGAAGGTGCAAAGCTGACATCGTTTACTAATTGGGCACCTGGTACAAGAGCTCTGATTACTGGCAATATTGTCTTTAGTGATGACCCAAAACAACCGCTCGACCTTATTGTCAGCACTATTGAACCTAACGTTCCTCAAGATATGTACTGTAATCAAGTCGTTTTGGGCAACGCCTTCTTCGGCTCTGACGAAATCCGTGAACGCAAAACAGGCCAGCTTGCCGTCAAAATCGGCACTACATTAGATAACTCTGATGTCACTACATGGTTATATCTAGAAACTCATGAATCACGTAAGAAAAAACTCAATGATCGCATCCGTAAGGGACGCGCTATCTGTGTGCAAGGCTACCTCCGCGAATATCGGAAGGATGATTCTGATTCTCCCTATCGTGCCATTGTCGCAACTGATTTCACTACTCGAAAGGAGCAGCGGAAATCTCGCAGCAATCCAGCGACGAACGGAAGCGCGTCTGGCTATGCGGAGGTCGATCCCACACCCGATTATTGATGGTCCTCGTCTAGTCCCACCCTATTGGCATGAATTACCTATTTATAAAACGGCCCATAGGAACCTAAAAATGAATTGAAAAATTTCAGGGCCTTTTTAAAAGGTCTTTTTTATGCCTGCTTTCTAGCAATTTGCTTGTGTAACGCTAACTCTTCTGGCTGTGCGTCGAAAGGTAATACTGAACCATTGTTAAGGAGACTTTCTCCTTTGCAATAAAGATTTTTGCCTTTTAACATGTAATCCCCAGCCATCCTAGTCATTAGTTTTTAGCCCACATTTATTAATTGTATTACTTATATTTGTAAGGTCACTCAAACAATCATATGACCTTACAAGTTCTACCACCCGAATTACTCGGTGAAGGTAAAAAAGACACTATTGAAAAAGCAGAAGCCCAACCTTATTGGAAACCTAGTTCACTTAAAGATGGAGAATCAGAAGAATTTAGATTGCTCGGATGTTATGAAACCGGACACGCAATCGTTGGTTGGCAATATGCTAGCGAGGCCAGGGGTAAAGACGGCGAGCTTCGTTTTAACGGCTATGTTGTTACTCGCAGTCATCCTGGAACTCCAGACGATCTCGCAAGAGAAACCGACTGGTCAAAACCAGATCGTCCCAAAATCGATGGTTCGTTCGTCAAACCCAGGCGTTTCCTTGCGTGGGTTGGGACCAGCGCATCACGCGGGAGATTAGAAGTTTTATTTATTGAGCAAAAATCTCTCCGCGAACAACTTACTGAAATCCTCCAAGAAGATGAAGACTACACCTGGACAGATGAAGGTCTCGCCAACTTTTCGATTAAAATTAGTCGTAAGGGAACTGGCTTGGAAACTTCATACAGCATCCTACCGAAGGTACGGAAGGTTCCTGAGCGAATTGCAAAAGAATGGACCGATCAAAAGAACAAGATCTGGTTGCCAAATTTCTTTGAAGGAAAGGATCCTTTTGATGGTAAGCAAATTGACGAGAAAGGTTTACCTGCTGGTGGAGTAGATAAACGTGGGTCAACTGTATTGCCCACAGCTAAATCTAAAAAAGAATCACAACAAGAAGAAACTGAATTTTAATTATGTCTAACGCACTCGAAAATCTGCCACCTGAAATGCAAGCCCGACTTGCTCAGATCATGGCCAACGCGCAGCAAGGGCAAGCACCGGCTGCTGCTGAACAACCGGCTGCCCCCTTGCAACCTACACCTAAACCTCCGTCACTTATGGATCATGTGATCGCATTGAGGCAAGAAGTAAATGCAATGCGGCAGGAAGTCAGCGCTGCAGCTCAAGTAACCGAAGCTGTAGGCAATGCCGTGGGGCAGCTTTATGCCATGTTTCAACCGTCAGCCGGGGGCTCTCCTGAAGGCACGACGTATAGCCAAGCGTTTCAACAATCCGTAGACGAATCTGATTACTGATATGACTGAACAAAGTAAGCCCTTCCGAATCCAGACTCCAGCTGGGTATCGGAAGTACCTTTGTTCCGGCCTTTACTTGCCCTCAGTGACAACAGTGTTGTCCGCAACTGAGTCTGCTAAGTCAAAGGCTGGACTTAAAACCTGGCAGCAGAACAATCCAGGTGCTTTAGAAGAAGCTAGTAAACGTGGATCTGCTATTCATCTTGGCTGCGAAAACTATCTCCGTGGTCTTGACCCTGGTGTACCTGAAGAATATGGAGACTTTTGGAATGGTATTACACAATATCTAGATTGGTTTGATATACTTCATTGGTCGGAACGCCCATTGCGTCCTGATTGGTATCATTTGAGATCGGAGGATAAAGAAGTTGCATTTGTTTGGTCCACTGAACATAAATATGCAGGTTGCCCTGACTTAATTGGTGAAATTGGTGGTGTAAAAGTCATTGCTGATTTTAAAACCAGCAACGGCCCATACATGAATACATTCCCTGAGCGTGGTGACCGTATTGGTTTCGGCGGCTTTAGGAAATATCAAAAGTGTGCTCAACAGATGGCTGCTTATCGGCTTGCCTTAGAAGAACGCACTGGATTCAAATGTGATGTTGCTTTGATAATTGTTTCAACACCTGAAATAACTCAAGGTATTTTTATTGATGGAGACCAGATGGATCTCTATGAATCTAGGTTCTTAAAAAGAGCCGTACAATTCCACAAATTAGAGGAGGATAATGAAACTACGGATAGCAGTGAATCGCAATTGCCAGAACAAGGGCAATGCGAGGGAGACAGCTAATGGATGGCTTAACATTAATGAAAGCCTTGAGTGGCTACAAGGATGGGTATCTGCTGGGTACGCCTGGTGCGCTACTCACTTTGTTGATCGCTATCGTCGGGCTGACAACAGTCGTGGTAGCAATCTCATTGCTATTGATGTTGATGGAGACACGACGTTAGCCAGATTCTGGTCTACTGATACTGCACGTCAGTGGTGTGCCGCTACCTACACCAGCTCTAGCCATACAGAGCAAGAGCACAGGTTTCGGGCCATTTTTCCTCTGTCTCTTCAACTCGGGTCAACTCAACAGCATCGCGGTGCTTATTGGTTGATTGTTGATCGCTTGTTAGCTGATCTAGGTATTGAAAAACTAATCGACAACAGTGGGCAAAAGCCTGAAAGGTTGTGGTTTGGTAACACTAATGCTGAATGGCATATCAATACAGAAGCAGAGCCAGTCCCTGACTTTTTATTGAAAGACATTGACTATGAGGAAACAATTAACTTTGTCCATTCAGACGTTACCGACACAGATGTAAAACGCTGTCAGTGGCTCCTACGTGAGTTTCTGCGGCCATCTGATGACGGTGAGTATGACAGCTACTTCACTCCTGTTATGGCAGCTTGTGCTGGAGTTGGAGAAGTCATCTTTGATGATTGGGTTGACTGGGTTTTACGCGGTCATCATGGACACAAAGATGAAAACATTCGTCCTTTTAAATGGCGAGGTCTCGGAAATTACGCAGGGCATACTACACTTTATTCGTTGGCTAAGAAACAAGATTTATCTTGGACTAGCCACTTGCCACCACAGTTACGCTTCGGCGCAGCTGGTGGAGCTGCTGGATATACAGAGTTCGACGACTTGCCGAATTTTGATGCACTATTAGATACATTGCCACTTATGAACACAGATAATGTAATTGAATTTGAACCACTACCAGACACGGAGGTGGTTACAAAAAAGCGCGGTCGCCCCAAGCGTTCGTCAGACGACCTAGCCAAAGAGCGGGAAGGAGACGTACAGAAAGTCCAAGACATCCTTCAAGGACTACGTAAGAACCAGCTTACAGGGGCGATTGAATACACAGATAACTCTGGTAAAACAGTTGAACTGCAAGGTAACGATCTTGATCTTATGACTACTAAGCTCAGCTGTGAGCACGGTGTCTTCATCCCTGAGATGCGGATCAAGAATGCTATTCAATATGCAGCGGGTAAAAACTCATACTGCCCTATTCGTCGTTACCTCGACAAGTGTGCTGATCAAGCCATACCCCATGCTGATTGGGATCGTATTGGTGAAGTCTTCTTAGGCAATCCTCATTCACTAGCCACTTTGGCAATGCAGCGAATGATGATTGGTGCTGTCGCTCGTGCTTATAAGCCCGGCTGTTCTATGAGCTGGCTTCCAATTTTGGTTGGTGCACAGGGTGTTGGTAAATCAATGTTCAGTCGCAGCCTTGTTCCTGACCGTTTGTTTGCAGAGGTGACTACACCTCTTGAAACACTCATGAAGGAGCAGTATCGACTGCACGTTGCTTGGTTGCTTGAACTACCTGAGATTGATCACTTTTTTAATGCTCGTAACATTGAGAACTTTAAAAATCTCATTACTACGCGCTGCGATGAAGTCCGACGTCCTTACGCAAGTCTGCCAGAACGACTAACACGTCGTTTCGTCATGATCGGAACTACCAACCGCAATCAGTTCCTAGTGGACTCCACTGGAAATAGAAGGTTTGTTCCTCTTGAGATCGGTGCAGGGTTTCTTATCCCTTGGAAAAAACTGACTGAAGAACGCGACATGCTTTGGGCTGCTGCTGTTCAGGCTTACCGTCAAGGTGAAGGTTATGAATTTAACAGTGGTGAGATTGCCCAGATTGCTGATTACATTCAAGAATTTGGCGATCCAGATCCTTGGACTGAAAAGATTGCTTCTTACTGTATTGACAAACCTGAAGTCACTGCCTCAGAAGTTCTGACCAGTGCACTTGATCTTGATCCTCGTCAGCAGGGGAGAAAAGAATCACGTCGTGTTGCTGATGTTCTTCAAACAATGGGTTGGAGACGTCAAGTTACTCGCAGGAAAGATCCTGTTAGTAAAAAGTCAAAGTCTGTCCGTATTTGGGCTAGACCTAAAGATGATCCTATCTCAGAAGATCACATTTTAAAAGACTTCTGATTACACTTAAGTCAACAGATTATATATTTAATAATGAAAGCATCTGATATTGAAATCGGCCAAAGAGTCATTGTGTCACCATTCGGTATGACTGCACTTGTTGTAGGTCAGCCAGAATATTACACACCTAGAGCAAAGCTAGTTCGTATTAAGTTCGAAAACAGTACTCGATACGAATACAAGCTTAATCATCAACTCACGTTGTGTTCAGATCAATACCCTGCTCACGGAGGTGACTATAAAAAACCCGAAGGAGACTTCTAATGAGCGAAGCACAACCCAGTAAAAGGAGAGGTGGCCATACGTATGGTCGCAGGCATCTACAGCTGTCTAATACAGCTGAAGAAGGTGAACTGTGCCTGTACTCAGGCCATTCGTTAGGCCGCTTCTCTTCTCACTCTATGAGGTACGACAGCCACGCTGCATGCACTAGGTGTGTGGCAGCTGCTCGTGAAGGTCGTATGTCTTTTGATATTGATCGACTGTTAAAGAAGCACCGCTCTAAAGCATTGAAGTTCTGGAGCCAAGTAGACATCAGTTCACCTGATGAATGTTGGAACTGGAACGGTTGCATCAACCCTCGTACAAAACAACCACAATTTGCATGGAGACGCCATGGGATCTCGTCATCAACGCAGCATCATCCTCAACGTGTTGCTATGTGGTTCACTTGGGGTGATCTTGGCTTCGCTGGAGTCAAAACTACTTGCGGCAATAAGTATTGCTGTAATCCTTTTCATCTTATCCCTCAACACATTGGAGTCTATGTAGATGACGATAGCTATTTAGAAAGCTTTGAGCTTGCTTGCCAACTACACACATTAAAAACGCAAGTGGGTGAACACATGGTTGAGCAAGCCTTGAAAGCTCAAGAAAAAATGGATCAGTCTGCAGAAATTGATGCAAGAGCTGCTCTAACACTTGATCCTGATATTGGCTTTGGTGATAAGTTTGAAGCTGTCATGACTGATCTCTTAGCAGGCAGGCACCCTACTCAAATTAAGCCTTCTGATCCTGGTATGTATCGTGAACCAATTGATAATGGCGATGATACAGAAGACCCCACGAAAGATTTTTAAATTAACTAAATTAAGACAAGAGTCATTGAGTTATGTCACGACGTACAGATTTACTGCAACAACTAATCTCTTCAGATAAGTTCGGCGATGAGAAATCACAGGAGCAGAAATTCCTTACTGCTACTGCTGAATTAATTCTCACAGATTTAATCAACATCGCTATGAATGGTCTGGAAGCCAGGGGTGCAGGCACACTTGTAATCAATCTCCAAAACGATTCCACTACATACATGAGTGGGTCTGATATCGAAGCAGACATCCGCGTTGCTGAGAATGATGAGAATGGTACCGAAGTTCTTGAATTTCTACGTAAAACCCTTGAAGAGGTTGACGATAATGACTGGACTAAAAATGTATTAATTACCCTGATTAGTGATGCTGGAACAAGAACATTTGCAATCGAAGCAGGTCGGGGCCAAGAAGAGTTCCGAACGATCGCAGCAGAATTTAGCGAATAAGCTTAAATCCTCTGGGTTAAAACTGCCACTGTATCCAACGCCTCAAATCATTGATCGAGCTAGGTTGGTTATGGGTTCTATTGATTATGACCCAACGTCAGATCCAGTTCAGCAAGTTCTTGTAGATGCAACTTCTGTTTCATCTGTTGAAGTAAATCCTTTGCAAGAGCACTGGCATGGCAATGTTTTTGTTGCCCCTAAAGGCGCTGTAAGGAATAACCGTATTTGGTTTAACAAAACGGTTTCAGAGTACAGAAACAATCATATTGAAAGCTTCATATTCTTTACTAGTGCATCAGAAATCTTACGAGCAGCCCCTGCAATCTATGACTACCCCTTCTGTATTCCTTTTAAACGTGTAAAGCAGCTCCGTGCCACTGGTGGTGGTTTTGAATCTGTTTCACCAAGCACTTGGAACGTTATAGTTTATGGTCCACCACTTGATCAAGTCATGTCTAACATTGACAAGATCACTTTATTCCACAATACGTTTAGAGACATCGGACGTATTTGCTTTAATGAATTTGCTGGCGATAGCTGGGCAAAAGACTTGGAGTTTTACGAAGAGAACAAAGGTAAAGTGTAATGTCCAAACATTTAGCTAAGGAGCACCTTTACAATCTTCCGTCTGGTAATTTAGTCCACCCATGTAGATTGATTCTGCGTGATGGAACACTAATGTGGAAGCATGCTCTGCTTTATCAAAACACATTAAACATACCCGCTACTCAAGCAATCGAAGCACATATTATTAAAACTGCTCAGCGTCTTGAAGAGCTTAATAGCTGGATTACTAGCTGTGAAGAGCCCTGGGAATCACTAGTACCTCAAGCCTGGTACGTTCCAGAAATTCCTTATCTAAATGAAGGCATATCTCTATTCTTTAAACATGCCGTTTTACCAGCAGAGGAAGTTTATGACATTCTTAAAGAACATACTCAAGAATTTGAAACTTTAAATCTGCTTGACAATAATGGATCTAACTACCTTTACTTCCAAAGATGCTAGGCCGGCTAACGCCGGCTACATGTCAAGTGTCTTCTTTCAAGCTGTCAATTAGCCGCTTGAGATACCACTGTGCTTTTTCTGCGTCCTGACAAGGATTATCCTTTAGCCACAGCCGTAGTAAATACTTAAGCACTTGTGCCTGCAGCATTCCATCTTTTACTGTTGGCGCATCAATGATTGCATCTTCAATGATTTCAATAGCTTCTTGACTTCCACGTGTGTAGTGCGAAGGGCTATTTACAGCATCAAACGAATTTGCAAGTTCTAGCCACGGTCCTTTCTCATTGCGCTTTTCCCATATTTCGTTTTCAATGAATTCTTTTTTAAAGTTTTCGTATTCCATTTATGTAGTCGCGCTATGTTGATTACATACCTAATATAGGAATAAACCATTGAATATGTGAGATGCCTATTGTTGCTGGAGACCCATGCTTTATTGCCAATAAAGAGAAATACTTTATGGACGTAGCTAAAACTATTGCTACAGGTTCCTCTCATCCCATCTGCCCAGGCGGTGCTGTTGTTGTTAGAGATCGGGAAATTATTGGTGACGGTCGTAGCGTTCTTGCTAGTTGCAAAGTTGAAATTGACTGTGTAACCTATGCAATAGCCACTGCTTCTAAGCGTGGCACAACTATGGCGGGATCCGTCATATATACGACACGTTATCCATTCTCTGCTTCTGTTTTCCAACTACACCTTATGGGTGTTAGGAAAGTAATTGTTCTCGCCCATGCGTGGGAACCTTACTACAAAGATGAATTCCGTAGAGCAGCACGTTTAGCACGTGAGCTTTTAATTGCAATTGAACCATATTTTGAAACTAACGATGAACGATTCACAACTAATGAACGAGCTCCACGCTTTGATGCCGAAGAAGAGCAGTTCGAAAACCAGGACCTCTACACAGAAAGCCCGGTTGAAAGCAACGATTTCAACATTGAAAAATATACAGAACCAAACGATGAATCGAACTTTACTGTTTGACCTCGAAAGCACTGGCTTGCTTCGCAGAGGTTCACGAATTCACTGCATTGTTGCCAGAGATCTTAATGATGTCGATCAAACCATTGTGTTTGATAATCAGAATGATCAGTCTATTGATCTCGGTGTTGAAGAACTCAAGCGTGCCGACATCTTAATCGGGCACAATATTGCTGGGTATGACATACCATTAATCAAAGAGACCTATGACTTTGATTATCAAGGAGAAGTTATAGACACTCTCGTTCTTAGTCGCCTCTTCTATCCACATATTCAAGATCGTGACTATGAACGACGTCCTGGAGGTATGCCTCAACGCCTATATGGCCGCCATTCATTAGAAGCATGGGGGCATCGTCTCCGCTGCTTCAAAGGTGACTATGGCAAGCATGAAGCCGCATGGGACGTCTACACGCCAGAGATGCTTTCTTACTGCGAGCAAGACACTCTTGTCACTCTCAAACTATATGAGCTCATGCTCAGACGGATGAAAGATTATGCCTAAGGAATTTTACGACTGGCTTAAACTTTGCCCCCTAGATTACATCAAACAATCTGAAGATGTTGATGGAGCAGTCTATAGGTTCCATAACTGGGAGCCTTACTGGAAACAAATTAAGGAGAAATCTAATGACCAAAACACCTAAAAAATCTGATCCACTTACTATTGAAGAAGTCAGAGAAGCCTCAGATATTTTCTTTCCGCTTTTTAATGAGATTCATAGTCGAATGCCAAAAGACTCTACGACAGAAGATACTTTGAAAATCATGGAAAGTGTTGCCAAGCTTGGCCACAAAAGGAGATCTGAAAAATTGCTGAAAGAAAAATCTATCTCATTTGGTTTTAATAAAAAAGAGGATGACAATGATGCTTGATTGTGTAGAACTTGAAATGTCTATGGCTCGGATTATGGCCGAGCAAGAAGCGTCCGGCTTTCGATTTGATCGCGAGGCGGCAGAACGTGTACGTACTGAACTCAATGCTGAAGTAGACGAACTCAAGTCCGCAATTCAGCAACGATTCCGCTTTGTGCCTGGCAAAGTCTTTACGCCTAAAAGAACTGATAAGAAAAATGGCTATGTCTCAGGGGCTCCTATGACAAAGCTTATTGAATTTAATCCCACTAGTCGTCAGCACATTGCTTGGGCACTACAGACACATCGTGATGCTCGATTTACAAAACTGACTGAAACTGGTAAGCCAAAAGTTGATGAAGCAACACTCTCTGAGATGCGTGACGTTGCCCTACAGCAGGGCAATGACTTGCTACATCAGGAGTGTGAGATGTTCATCAAACTGCTGACATTACAGAAGCATCTTGGGCAGCTCTCAGAAGGTACTAATTCCTGGTTCAATACTGTTGAACAAGATAACTGTATCCATCACAGCTGCTCACTAGCTACGCAAACGGGGCGAAATGCACACCGGGGTCCCAACCTCGGGCAAGTTGTGAGTGCTCCTTGGGCACGTCAGCTATTTATCCCTCACCCAAGCATGGTGATGGTAGGAGCTGACCTTGAAGGGCTAGAACTCCGGGCGTTGGGGCACTATTTGAGCCCCTTCGACGAAGGCGCGTTCGCTGATGTTGTCGTTAACGGCGATATTCACCAGCAGAACGCTGATCGTGTGGGCTGCTCTCGCCGAGACGTGAAAACAATTTGCTATGCCTTCATCTATGGAGCTGGCGATGTGAAGCTTGGCCATAGTTTGAACCCAGCTTTGTCAGATGCTCAGAAGAAGCAGCTAGGTGGTGAGTTACGACGTAAGTTTCTTGACGCTATTCCTGGTCTTGAACCACTAATTATTGCCGTAAAGCAGAAGGTACGCAACAAAGGGCAGTTGATCGGCCTAGATCGGCGCCCTATCTTTTG